TTACCAAATACCATATCGTATCCATTTCGTAGTTTGATATAAATACGGATCGGTGTTGCCTGCAATGCAATAAGCGGCAGTGCCAGCCCAGGATTGCGACAGAACCAGAACTGCAAGGGAACAAACAGGCGAAGTGGTCCTGTTTGTGTACTATCGCTATACACATCTTGTTGGCCGACCATATATTTCAACCCTGCTTGCTTGGATCCCGGTGTTGTGAGCTGTGACCACAAGTATAAGAATTCACCATACTGCCGATCAATCTCTTGCTGGCCAATCTGGATGCTTATGTAATCAATCATTGCATAGCCAATACCATTGACCCAACTTACAGAATTTTGGATATTGCTATAATCTGTGGGCGGTTCCGTCGTTGTACCACATCCGGTTTTGTTGGATTGTGATTCTGGCACGGGTCCATTTGGGTTTATTTCGGGAAGTTTAATTTCCAAAAAGAGCTGATGCAATAAATCTCCACTGCGTGGAATTGTAAGTGTGATTAGACGATTGAATTCGGCGGATGTATCAAACGGAATTCGCTGTGTCTCTATGCTGAAGTTTGTATGCCGACGGTACACCTGTTTGAAAAATGTGGTTTGCGGGTTACCGGAAAGATAGATGTCTTGCCGGCCAGTGGCCACCAATTGCAATAATCCTCCTGATTGAGACATATCCTATTCTTGTTATGTCTTTTGTTCTCATTTAGACCACCGCCCCGCGGCGTTCCAATTATTGAGCCTATTTTCCCAACAGAATCTAGATGGCGTTTACTACGACGCAAACACTGGATACAGTCCTTTTGCGGGGACTGAACTTCCGAACTCCTGCAAATGCACCCATTTCTACAACATACAGTTTGTATGCAAATGGACAAGGGCAAACCTACTGGAGTAACTCCGTAAATCCGGCCAATTTGTCCACACTTAGCACCGGTATTGAACGGCTTGGCAGCAATGTGGGTGCTATGTTTAGCACGGCATTTAGTACACTTTCGTTCCAATCCACATATATTGGAAGTACACAACAATGGATTTACAGCAGTATTAGTTCCTTAACACGCAATGATGCTGCGTTATCCAATTCAATCAACTTACTTTCCAATCAATTGAATATTACAAGTAATGTATTGAACAATAAAATCAATACAACCAGCAATTATTTGATAAATTATGTGAATGCAACGGTGCTAGGACTCAGCACTATGTCCACCTTTAATAATGAAATAAATGCTGTGTTGAGCACTACTGTGCACGGGTTATCATCGCTTAGCACATCGTTTTCACAGGCGCTGTTGAGTTCATCAACCGGATTAACATCCAATATGAATCAAACCGTGCAAACCAGCCTTGTTTCCACTACTGCAAACTTAATCACTCAAATATCATCGCTGTCAACGATCTTGGCTACAAACAATGATTTGAGCACATTTAGTTCTATTGTAACACAACAATTGCTAAGTTCATCCAGCGGACTGTTTTCGTATGCAAGTACAATTCAAACAAATTCATATATTGGTCTTAGTACAATTGCAAGCACATTGCAATCCACAATGATTGTCAAAAATAGCACATTGGACGGAATGGTTTTGAATGTTGCAGATTTGAATCAATTGAGTACAAATCTATCCAGTATTTCCAACAATTGGATTAGTACATTTGTAAGTACAAGCCAGGGGTTGCAAGATACGCGCACGTTCCAAACCATCAGCACCATTTCCAGTAATGTGGGATATTTAACGTTGTCAACACAGGTCTTGTATAATAATTTTTCCACGTTTTCTACGATTGCATACAATGCCGCAATTGCACAACAATCTACAAATACATCGTTTAATTCCACGCTTCGCGGGCTTCAATACGAGTTTTCCGTTATTACCACAAGTTCCATTTTGGCAAATATTTACGATTCGTTTATGCAATTGGAAGCATACACCTCCACATTGATTGGAAGTACAATTCTAAGTAACTATGCATTCCAGTCGTCGCTGTATATATCCACAACAATTGAAAACCGCAGCATTGCACAGTCGTACTTTAACTTTTACAACAGCACAATGTATGCGTCCACGTTGAGTACATTGATTCCAAGCACAATTGCATTCACATCGTCTATGATTTCATCGCTGTATAGCACCGGAAATGTCTATTTAACATCGTCCTTGAATTCTACAATTTATAATTTGACGGACGGGTTTTATTCATCAACGTCGTCCATTACACAGGCCATTATACTGTCCACGGGCGCGCAATTCCAATCCAGTGTGCTTACATACTTGTCATCGCCGGCAGGTGCACAACTTTCCACATTTTCATCACTCAGCTTTGGAGCATTAAGCACGTTTTCCAGCATTGGTACTACTTTATTGAATACACAATCCACTATTTTTGCATCTACGATCATATCACAAAATGCATTTTATATATCAACAACAACACTATTTGCGACACTTTCAACACAAACGTCTACACAGGCCGTGCAATTTGCAGTAAATATGTCGTCCATGTCTACAACATTTGGACGCCAATTGAGCACGCAAAATGGGGTGTTTACGTCAACCGTTGTGTTGTACCCAACCATTTTGAACGCTGCGCTGGCATCTACAAATTCTGCTATCTATGCACAAACAACGGTGGCCGCAAATTCAACGCTCACAACGATTCAGAATTCCACAATCACAACGTATAATCAGTTTGTTGCCTCGTTGAGTGCACAGGCCTCCACGGTGGCCGTTTCGTCATTGTATACGGTACAAACCATTAATTTAACGGGTGGCAACTACGTTGGAAATATGGATTTGGTAACATACCGCAATTTCAATATAAATGTGTACAACATTTTGAACGGCGGTTCCAATTATGCACTTACATATTTATCCAACTCGCTGGTTGGATTAGATTATCGCCGCGGTGTGATCACAATTGACATTAGTACAATCGGTGGATCCTACAGTAACAACAATAGCTTGTTACGATTTGATACATATCGCTGGGGTATACCAACAACTGTATGGGGCAACATGTACCCATACATAAGTAATGCGGATTACACGCTACAATACGAGTACACGATTTTGAATAAAACGCTGTATACAAACTTGTTAAATGTGTTCCCTCGCCTGGCCGTTAGAAACCCTGTTGTGTCTGCTACGGCGGGCACATCGGCGGTTATTAAAGGCAGCCTTGGTGGTGTTTCACCGTCCGATTTCTGGCGCGGGTCACCCATCCAAGTAAGTTGGTCTAATTATAGTTATTTCCCGTTTGGAACGGCGGGTACCCCGCCCTATGATCCTGAAGTTATGTTGGATGTGAATGTCAACGGTTCCAGTATGGGCATGTATGGCCCATATCCACTTTCCCAATCAACGGCAACCATTCGTGCACCCTATTTGATGAATCAATCGGTGCCTGTTGTGCCAACAAAGGTGCGCGCATACATTAATGGAAAACCAATGGAGGCTGCTGAAGTATCGTTTAATACGATTTTGCCAACATTTGATACCATTGAAATGTATCCTCGCAATTATCCATCGGCGTCGCAATTTATGCTTGGTCAAGAATTAATAGCCGTCACAGATGCACGCCGCTGGCCTCTTTTTACAGCAACAAACAATGTGTACGGTACTACTGTGTCAACATCATTTAATGGCGATCCAATGTATAAAGTACAACATCTTACAAATGGCTTATTGAATGAAACTGGTGCAGGAGGATTTCCTACATCAATGACTCGTTCTGCAGGCACTATACCATCTATAAACCAGTTTTATGAGGACTCGGCATCATTTGGATACCCGTATTTTAACATTGCATATCAATATCCAATAGGCGATAATATTGTCTTTTTATATTCGTTAGGCGTTGTATTTACGTTTACAATACGAAATGTATCAAATACGCGTTCATATACATTCTCGCCCACCACATTTATTTTTAATGGCGGCACACGGTGGATTTTTACCAATCCATCCATTTCCAAACCCACAAATACATTTACAACAGCAGGAGAAGCCTGCGTTGTTTCGTACACAATGACATTCCCCAACACATTCAATACAGCAAATGAATCCACGTTTGTTGGACCCATCTCAACGGGCAATCCTGATCCAGCTGCATTTGCACAAATGGCAAATTTGAATTTGTCCCCACTCGCGGATCCAGTGAGCACGATTATATATTATAACTTGCCAACAAGTGTACCGGTTGACACATCGAACGCACATGGAAATTATTTGAATGGTATTGTATCCTATGGCGGCGACACATACACAAGTACATTTACACTCAGTTCATTGACCACTGCCCAATATTTTAGATTCTAAGAAGGCACAGACGGTCTAAATCATTGATGTATTGATATATACAACAATGCTTGCACATCATCCAACAACTGGACAACCGATTAAAATCATTCGGTCTGAAACACAGATTTCGGCCGACAATAAATCACTTGTATGGGTGCGCGCCGGATTTGCACCCAGTGTACGCTGGAATCGCTGGTTTCCTGTGCTTACAGAAGCGTCCGCGCTTGATGTTTTGAGCGGCGGGCTGCCTGCCGCCATTCTTGTGCGCGACGTAGATGCGTGGACTGGCGTATTACGCGCGCTGTTTCCTGCCAATCATAACAATGAAACGCTGGTGCTGTGCAACTCGGCTACGGCAGATAAAATCCACGATCTTGCAGGTGTGCATTGTGAGCGCGTACTCTTGTTTGAGGATTTGTACGATTCCTATCCGTATTTGGGCGAACCCGTGAACGGCAGCGATGACGATGAAAAAATCATACTAAGCATTGCTCACATACTTCGTATGAATAGTGTTGCTTGGAACGGCAATGTAGACCGTGAGGCAATGTCAGTGAATGTGGGCGTCCAGTACGATGCTTGGTCGCGTACGTGTGGCGGTCGCCTTGTGCAAATTGGCACCGACGACTCATGTATTCCACGCACGTGGCTCTTCCAGCAGTATTTCAAACACCCAACGCGTCGCCGGTCCCGCGAAATCCAGACGTGTTTGGAAAAAAACATTGCGTCCGATTACATTGACAACATTGTATTGCTGAATGAAGAGCCGTATGCAGATTTGCCCGCTCATCCAAAACTACAAACACAGATCTTGGGGCACCGTTTGACGTTTGCGGATGTACTCAGAACTGCGCGCACACTTGTGCCAGCGGGCGATTACGTTTTGTTTGCAAACAGTGATATATGGTTTCATGAATCGCTGCAGGAGTTGTGGCGCGTGAAACTGGCGGAACGTCGTCTATTTTTGGCACTGCTGCGATGGGAAGATGGCGATACACCACAGCTATTTGGTCCACGTTCTGATTCCCAGGATTCCTGGATCGTTGCACGCGATTGTTTGGACTTTGATATTTCCATGGATGAATTTGGATTTGCATTTGGCAAACCAGGCTGCGATAATGCAATTACGCTGTTAATGCTGCGCAAGAAGTTTTTGGTGGTGAATCCCGCATATTCCATTAAAACAATGCATATTCACGCGTCCAATGTACGCAATTACGACCCCAAAGATGTATTGTATCGTCCATTTTATTTGTATGTGGACCCAAGTGCCATTCAACCGTGCGCGGTTGTGCAAAATCTTGGCGATACTGCACGACCTTCAAAGGAAATTGTGGCAAAATGGAATGAACAAAGTATTCAAAAATCGTTTATTCGTCCACTGCACGCAGTCACGGATGACGAAGCGAAGATTGTGTGTTCTATGTTGCGTCATTATGGCGGCCCCTACACCTATTTACCAAATGAACAAAATGTATGGACACCTCCTGGCAATGAAGCGCCACTGTATCATTTCCGCGGCGGTGTATTTGTTACTGCCGACGGGCTTATATCGGATTTCAATAAAATCTATGTTGGTAAACACGCCGAATGGATTGCAGGATGGCAACAATCCCAACAATCCTCCTTGACGTCGTCCATACACGCGCCGTCACTCATTGTTGTGCCTACAAATGATGCAATCTGTTCATCGCTGTCATCGTGGGTGTTGCATTATTTACCACGGGCCCTTGCAATACGCGGCATTGTTGACGATGCACCCGATTTTCTTGTTCCGTCATTGGCGGACGTTGGTTCATTCCTAAATGATTGCGTGTGGGCTGAGCGTGCGATTACGGTCGTGCCCATTATAAAAGATATGAATTATTACACGGAAAATGCATGGGTTGTGCCACCATCGGATCAAACAAAGGTGACACAGGAGGATATTGCACGTCTTCGCAAATTGCTTCCTGAGCAGCCGGCCGTTTCTGACAGTGAACATCCTGTGGCCGTGTTTTTTGTTGACGATGATGCGGATGCCGTGTGCACACGTGGGTGGGCCGAAGAAACCGCGGAACATATATTTCCAGACGGTTGGATGATTCGCTATGTTTCAAACAGTGATTTGCCTGCTGTGCGCCGCCGCGCATTGTGCGATGCATCGTGGGTAATTGGCAGCGGGGCCGCCCTGGAATGGATTTGGATGGCGCCGGCGGGAGCCACTGTGATGGAATTTATGAATGAGGTGGAGCCGCGCGGCGACATTATACATTTGGCTGCGGCGTGTGGGCAACGTCACGTGATTGGATTGTGTAAACATCGCGAGCCCGTTGTGAATCAGCGTCAAAATGCGCTGA